CAGGCGGCGCTGGCTCGTGGCTAAGCCGCCCAACTGGCCAGCCTGGGCGACTTGCCACAGCAGCTGAGCGCCGCCTTGGAGAAGGCGCGCCCACCCGTTGCGCCGCGTCGCCGTCGCCCCTCATCTGGCACACCGTAGTTGCCGGCGTACCCGTCAGAGCAAGAGGGCGCCTTGTCCTCGAATCGTCACCACACCCATCGGCAGAAGACCCTTTTCAGGACTCACGTCGATCATGATGACCCCCTGACAGCTGAAGAAGATTCCGAGCATGGAGTTGCAACTGCACCGATGGATAAGGCTTGTCGACGATGACAAAATTCCAGACTCTGTCTACTTGGAGAGAGCAGGGAGGCAGATCTGGGGCAGGCGCGCGCTACAGCATCTCGCCGGGCTTGGCGACGACGTCCTAGTGCTCAGCCTAGGCAACATCACCCTTATACCTAAGCTGCGCGGCAAGGGTTGGTTCACTGAGTTCCTTGACCTTTTTGATGCGCTAGTCCGAGACCGGCACTGTATGTGAAGCGCGTCCAAAATCGGCGACTTCCCGCATTCCTTGGGCGTCAAGGCTTTGTCGAACTGCAGCACGACAACCCGTACTTGCAGAATCCCAAGGCGATGACCATATTCATCGCGGAGAGGGGGCCTGGGAAGCACTGACGACCGCCCTCCCGGATGCGACCCACCACCATCGGTCGCTGCGATATATGTCCAAGATGAGTCCAGCCACCATCATGACTACGTAAAAGGAGCGCAGATGGCGCACGCCAATCCCAAACCACGCCGGACTGCGGACATGATCATGCTTTTCATGTTCACCACTCTCTTCCCCCTTCTTGCGACCCTGCAGGCCCACCTGTCCAGCGCGGCCTACCAGCTTGTGGCCGGAGTGCTGCTCGGCGGTGTTGCCGCGCTCAGCAAAGCTCTGCTGTATGACGGATACCGGCGCATGCGTATGCAGGGATTCGCTCATCTCGAGCGGACCCGGTCACTGCGGCTGCTTGTAACGACGCTGGTGTACCCGTCCTTGGCCGCGCTGAGCATCGTGATCTGGGTCGTGGGCAGCAAAGGGAACAACCTTGGAATGGCTTATGACCTCGGCGTATTGTTGGGTGGCACTGTAATGGGCTGGCGCGCGATGGCGACACTGGAACACAAGCGAGCCCTGAGCCCGTGAACGGCCAGTTGATCCTGATTGATCAAGACCAGGCATCGCATCACTTGCGACTGAGCAGTTGGGCCTTGAAGACGCCACTGATGCCGTCATTCCACAGAGAGGGCTGGCAGCTGAGCATCCCAGAAGACCTGAAGGATGTCTTCGGCCTGACGCATTAGATACTCGGCCTGACGCATTAGACACGCAACTCATCGAGCACAGCGGTCTCATAAAACAACATCATTAGCCATGTTTCCAGGTGACAAGGCATTGCCTTGGAGACCAGAGGAAACCGGTAGCCAGGAGGCCAACCCGAACGCATTCGTGCTCTAAGTCCTGCGAAAACCCCTAAGTAGTAGGCAGCAGACTACTTTCGTAGACGTAGGCACCGCTTTCACTCAGTTCAGCTGCTGTGATCGTGACCCATACATGCCGCCAAGCCGGGAAGCGATCCGGAGCGGGTTGCGTATAGCGGATGCGATACCACTGGCCTTCAAGCTGGATGCAACATCCTTTTCTCCGGCCTTGGCGTCTTTTCGGTCGTTGCTAGGAATTTGCGGCGGGTGATCCGTAGGTCCAGCAAATGTGGGGCGAGTTTCGGAGGCAAATGGGGCGACTTTCCGCAGTTCCTAGGGCAAGTTTTCCGCGGAAATCAACCTCGAAGCGAGGCAGTGCCGATCCAGTCCTTATTGGGTCCCCGAGAACGGAGGCAAGACTTGATCCAGAGCCAGACCCACACCAAACGGCGCATTACTGCATTTCGCATAATGTATATTATGTTAAATGCGGGCAGGTACTACGCAGGCCTGATCCGCCTCCTGCTGGCATCGCTCTTGCCTCTCCGTGGTTCCAAGGACAAAGCGAGCATTGATGCATGTGCCAGTACCTGACCGGCCCCTTCGCGGGCTGGAGCGTCAGAGGCAACTACCTAGTCAGCCCTGACGGCGACCGCATGACCCCCGAACGGATTGCCGGGCTTGCGTGGCGCGATCAGATGGAACTCAGAGTCGCCGGGTTCGCCTCCCGGCGCAAGGCCGAAGCCGGACAGCGAAAAGCCGGTCAGCGCCAGATGGTCAAGGTCGTCGTCGTGGACCTGGGCGATTTCCGGGACAGGCACTTCGGACGGTCTGCTGGTTGAAGGCGTATCCGTAGGGGCATCGCCCCTACACCCCGGATCACTGCTCGCGGCACCGCAGCCAGTTGCCCTGACCATCCCGCAGTTGCTCCCAGCCATTGGAGAGCCTGCGCATCGCAGTACCGCCTACACATGCTGCACCAAGCGTCTTCGCATCGGTACTGCCCAGCGCGGGCAGCTTCACAATGCTCGCGGAAGGAACCGGCAGCCCTTGCCGCTTGGCCTCGCTCTGGACGAGGGTCCGCTCAATGTCGTTGCACAGCGCCCGCATTCTAGGTTCGACGTGCTGAGGGCAATTCAACGGGGTCGCGCCGAGATTGTTGGGCTGAGCGCGCTTTGGCTCGTACCTGGGCACAGGCTGAGGGCCTGCGGCAGAATGAATCTGCTGTGCTGCGGCGATAGGCGTGGCAGCTATCGAGATGAAAAACAGTACCTTGCGAACGTCCATGTCAGCCCCCTGTGTGGAATCCGATTGTAGACCGTCACATTATCTGCCGCTGTAGCGGTTCTGCACCGATTCGGGGAACGTGCCGACCGGGCGCGTGCCTACGCTAACCAGAGTCCCGCCGTTGGCACCATGGGCGCTGGCGCCAGCACCCCGCCCACTCGCTTCGCTCGCAGTCGCGGTGCCAGCCCCATCGCCTGACAGGTTGTATAGGCGGGCATCCTTTTCGCGGATAGGCGCGTTGTAGGGCCACGCCGTCGCCACCGTCACATGGCTCCCGGCCGACAGCCGAAGCCCATACGACTCGACGGCGACCTCGTAGCCCAGTGCACGAAGCTGGCGTATGTCCAGTTGTTCAATGATTTCGTTGCTCTCCGTGCTGATCCACTGAACCCACCCGCGATCTTCTCCGGCGACCTGGGCAATCAGCGCGAGCCGTATCCGGCCCTTCTCCCCGAGATCCGCCACGTACCGCTGCTCAGTTGTCAGATCGGCGAGTGGATCCCGCTCCGGCTCCGGCGCGGCCGGTCCGCCCTGCACTGTCTCCCCTGCCCCATGCGCCACCGGCTGCGACCGCCGAGCGGCGTCCTGAGTGCTTGCGCGGGGCGCTGGCTCGTTCTTGGGCTTAGATTTCAGGAAGAACCCTGCGAAGAAGTACAGGCCAATGCCACCCAGCACGAGGAAGATCACGCCGCGCACTGCCATTGCGGCCCACACCGTCTTACCGCCTTCCTCGTAGACCTCGGTGTTCTCAGCGCCCGGCGCGTAGCCGTCATACAGCGGGAAAATGGCCGGATCGTACTTGAGCGTCTGCCCGCCCACCTTTTCGTACTTGCCCGGCGACGTGGTGTGGAAAAAGGTCACGCGGTACCGGGATTTACTGCCCACTGCGGTCAGCTTCTGGAACGTGTTCTTGCGCTCGATGCGCGCCTTGACGGCAGAGTGCAGTCGGTTGATCCACTGCGTCATGATGACGGCGTCACCGCCGTTCTGACCCAGCAGCGCCCAGAAGTTCTCTACCTCCGGACTGAGCGGCTTGCGCTCGTTGACATAGAACTCATGGACCTCATCGATCACCACCAGCGCATCTTTGAAGTGATCCGGGATGCACCACTTCCCGGTGTCGTCCTGGCTGCACGAGAAGGCACTGACAACCTCTTTCGTGTCTACCAGCACCAGTTGCGCCCGTACATCGCTTTCAGCCATGCCCAGGTGCGCGGCGATCTTGTCGTGACGCAGGCCATTCAATCGGGCGTACACGCGTCGGCCCTTCTTCAAGGCCGGGAGGATGTGGTTCTTGACGGCGTCGTAGCTCTTGCCAGCACGCGGGACGCCTTCGTTGAATACGAGCATTACCAGATACCTATCGTGAGAACGCGCCGCAGCAGATAGAACACGATGGCTACACCGATCATCACCATGGATGGCCCAAGCTGGAAAAGCTGGGCGAACCACATGACGGTGCTACCACCTTTGGAAAGCATGTCGCCGAGGCTGGTGTTCTGCATGAAATCCGGAAGCGGCAACTTCGACAGCACGTACAAGATCAGTTCCGCGAGAACCTTGAACGTGCGCACGATCGAGGCAACAACCATGTCCCACAGCGTGTCGAACATCTTCAACACGAGGTTCCATAGCCACTGTTTGAAGTCATCAATCCATCCAGCAAACATTGCCTATCCTCAGGTCAGCGAGATGCGCACGGCTGCATAGGCCGCAATCGCGAAAATCACGTATCCGCACAGCTGCAGCAGCGCCAAGAAGTCGCCAGAACAGTGCGCGCTATAGGTCATCGACGCCCACCATTTGGTCGCCGAAACAGTAAAGGTTGGGCACGAGCCGTTGCCCGAGATCTTCATAAACTTCGTAACGCCATCGACCATCTTGGTCTTCTTGGCCTTGTCATAGAAATCATCGAACACGCTTTGTACCGTGTCCTTGGGGGCCTTCCATATCTCACCCTCGGGAAGCGTAGATCCTTCGCCATCACCGTCGCCGTCGCCGTCGCCGTCGCCATCACCGTTGCCGGGACCGGTGCCACCACCGCCGTCACCACCGCTGTCACCATCACCATCGCCGTTGCCGCCGCCGCCATCACCACCGCCGCCGCCGCCCGGATCTCCACCGCCGTCGCTACCACCACCACCATCACCGTCGCCGGGAATTTCGCCACCGCCGCCACCATCGCCATCACCCGGCGTCGGCGTTTCAGGCGAAGGTAGATCGCTGTTTTTGCACGTCTGGCCATTAGCCGTGAACAGCCGGCCAGTCGGCGACCCCGCATAGACAGAGCCTTCGTATGCGCAACCGTTATGACACACAGAGCCGGTACCGGCAGCGCCGCTACCCTTCCAACCGGTTTCCTCAGGGCGCGCGGAGCATTGGCCGCGGCCATAGAATTTTCCGCACTCGCTGTCGGTCAAGCCTGCAATTCTCACGTAGCAGCGCTTGTAACCCGGATTGCCCACCTGAGGGCATCCGTATTTCTCAACCGTTCGGTTTGGGTACCGCGCCTGCAACACAGCCGCCGCCTCTGTCTCGGCAGCGTTGCACTCACTGTACGCGACGCCCACGTCGCAGGCGGCAGGAATCTGCGCTTCGCTCCAGGTGGCATTCGTGCCGCACTGACCATATGCGGCCTGAGCGCTTTGAGGTGCGCCCCAGTAAAGAGCGGCCGCAAGCAGAACCGCCAACAGAACGCGAATCACGCGTCCATGCCCTTGACGCCAGCCATGCCGCAGCACGCGCCAATGAATCCACACAGCAGCAATACGATCATGTCCTGGACTCCCGTCGATCCCCACATAGAGCAAGGGCGATGTCGAAACACCGCCCCGCCCTGCCCTGCATCAGCCGAAGAAGCCGGCCACCTTCTTTGCTGCCCACTTCGTGAAGCCCAACAGGGCGATGATGGTGGCCGCGCCGATCAGGGCGGGGACGGCATCAGCAGCGCTCAGACCAGTGAGAATGGAATCCATGGTGTCTCTCCTTGCATTGGTTGGTTGATTGGTTTTTGCCGGTCATTTGTCAAACATCGTTGCGACGCTACCGACGATGCGTCCCACGACAAACCACGCAATCACTACCCCACAGGTGGTAGTCGCCCATAACAGGGCTTCCTCCGGCGTGGGCATCGAAAGCGCTTGCTGCACGACCTCGTAAACACCGTGTTCCGAGGCACTGACCAGTACGTAGCCCGCACACTCGGCAACCGGCTGTCCGGTAGGCAGGAGGGTGCCGTCTGCTTGAAGAGCTACGCACAGGGACATGGGTTAGGCCTTGACCGGCGCAGCGCCGGGCGTGGGCGACGGGGTCAAAAGCTTGATGCGGCGACCGAATTCCAGACCACCGAACTTGCCGCTCTGGAGCGACGTGGGGCACAACTCGTAGGTGCCGACTTTGTAGGGCTGCTGGCCTTCATCGAGGCCGATAGTGAACGGGAGCGGGAAGTCACCGTCACGAATGACAGCGGCCTTCTGTTCAGTGAAGTTGACAGCGGCTTTGCCGTCCCGTGCAGGGAAGCTGCGGACGGAGACGGACTCAGTGAGAATCTGGACTTTCATAGTGGGATTACCTTCCAAGCGATGGTCCGGCCGAATGCAAAAGTGACTCTCCATGGGGACGACCAGAACTCCCCGGTGAGCTTGTCGAAATAGCCGCCCTGGCACTTGCGAATGTCGGCTTCGCCGCCGAGCGCTTCACGGGCCGATACAGGGGCTTTCCACCACCGCAGTTCGCGGCGGGATTCTGTGTCGAGGCCACCGCAGCCATGGGTGCGAAATCCCTTGGGGAACGCTCCAGCAATGACACTGGTGAACTTCGATGCGTACTTTGCGAGGTAGCCAACAGCGTTGCGGGCTTTCTCGATCTGGCTGCTGCCGTGAGGCCACCAGCCGCGACGATCAACCTTGCCGAAGTAGATGCCCTTGGGCACCCAGATCAGGAGGTGGTAGTGGGGGCGACCGCGCTGGGTAAGCTCGCCGACCCATAGATAACGGAACACCTCACCCGCGAACCGTCTGGCCCGAGAGACAATTCCATTGAAGTGCCCCCGCATGCGCTTAAGTAGCTCGCTAACGTCACGAGGGCCGCTACGGCTTCCGTCTCGGTAGGTGAGCGTGAGCATGTACCACGCGCCCCGGCGCGATCCTTTCTTGGCTTCTTGGTCATGAAGTCGTGCACTCGTAATGACGGACTTGCGCAGCCGTTGCGCCCGCGCCAACAGCGGGTCGATTTCGATTGACAGACGGCCGTGCTTCGGCGCGTTGTCACTTGTTTTGTAATGGACAAGCCCAAGGGCCAGCGCTTCGCGCTGGCCCTCAGCGGTCAACGCGACCGGAGCCGCTGCGAGGTACGATTTGAGCGAAGCACCCGATGCGCGCTTATTGCGCTGCATGGCCTCTGAGGCCATCTCGGTACGGCGTGCAGAGGCGTGCATAACGCCGAGGGCTTCATCGAACGCGGCAAGCTCAGGACGCGGCGCAGGCGTCATCCCTTCCAGCTTGATACGGGCGTTCTTACCGGTGCAGGCAGCGCAGATGCCACCAGCGAAAAAAAAGACAGTGGGTTCGCCGCAGAAGTTGCAGTGGCCGCTCATTGGCGGGCCTCAGTGCGCTGCACCCGTACGTGCCGACGATAGACGCGCAGCCAGTACCAAAACTCGCGGAGCAGATCGCGCAGCAGACCAACTAGGCCAGCACCGACAGCGGCACCCGCGAAGGATACGCAGATGATCCCGGTGGCGAACGAATCGATATCGGCCTGAGATACGACGATGGTTAAATCAGTCATTTGACCGCCCCTCGCCCATGGCCTGATGACGAATCTGGCTGGGGGTCGGAAGGAACTCGGCGCGTGCCTGGGCAACCCGGGCGGCGTCACGAATCGCGTTGGTGCCCTGCTCTTCCCTGCGGTCGATAAACCACGCAGCGAGACGAGCGATTCCGACCACAACGCTGAGCGCTGCTACGACCGCTACGGCGAACATGTATCCGTGCATCCCCTACCCCTGCCCCTAGCCCCTAGATCCCCGCCAGCGGCCTAGGGGGACCGGCTGGCGGGTGTCCACCGCCGGTGGACAGGGTGCAACGTACACTGGGGGTGGACAGAGTGTCAACACAGGGTGGACAAATGAACTTCGATCAGATCCTCGCGAGAGCCATTGAGGCCAGCGGAGCAGCCTCAGATAGCGACCTGTCGCGGAAGCTGGGTGTCTCGCGTCAGGCAGTCAGCAACTGGCGCGGGGGAAAGAAATTTCCGGACACTGTGACGTGCGCCACCATCGCCGGGATCACCGGGATTCCACTCGCTCAGGTGCTAGGGGTAGTGGGCGAAGCGCGGGCGATCAGCCGTGAAGAGAAGGCCGTCTGGCGCAAGCTGGCCGCGACGGCAATGCTAGTTGCAATTGGAGTCGGAATGGCCGCAACGCCTACTGCTGCAACGGCTTCACCGGGCTCGGCCAAGGCCGGAATGTATATTATGTAACACGCTGGCGGCCGCAGCGAGGTACCACGCGGGCCTCCTCAAGCTATCGCTGGCCGTGCTCTAAATTGATGTCCTTTTGTTCCCACATAGTCCCCCCTAATTGAATTCAGAGGCTTTTGCTCCCCCAAAACGTTACCAGTTCCAACGCACGCCCACCTTGCCGTCCCAAGCATCGAACGCACGGTCGAAGCTGCGCTGGTAGCCGATGTTCGCGTAGAGGCTGGTCGAAGCGCCCAACTGCCAGCTCGCCCCGGCGTTGAGCTGCCACCACGTGCCTTTCAGATTGGCTTCGAATGGCACGTAGCCCTCCGCCGAGGAGAACTCGGTCACCGGTTGGCCACGGAACTCATGCCAGCCATTGAGCCGCAGCCATCCGGTGAACAACCGCCGGATGCCGTCATGCGTGGGCTCCAGGGTCCAGGTGTTGGCCCACCGCAGACCCAGGCGGGCAGCGAGCGAGTCCATGTTGCTGAACCGGATCAGCGCGGCGGGGTCGCGGTGGTGGTCCCGGTCGATTCGCTGATAGATCACCTGCAGCTGTGGCTCGAGGATTTCATCCTCATCCTCCTCATCGATCTGGAACGGATAGCCTCCTTCCAGCGATGCCCCCCAGCCGAAACTGTCTCGCTCCAGCAGAATGCCGTTGCTCGACCTGGATTTGCCTTTGCCCCACGTTCCCTGCCAGACCGCATCCAGATACTGGCCTTCGTCCCAGTAGCGCGTCCAATAGACGCCAAGTGAAGTGCCCTTGACCTGGTTGCGGCCGGCCAGCGTGCCATCGAAATGCGTCACATCGCTGCGCATCCTGCCCTGCCCCAGATACAGGCCAGCGTGGTCGCGCTTTCCGTCGTCATGCTCCACCGCATAAACATCCGCGCCGGCCTGGATGGCCAGAATGTCGTAGTCGTAGCGCGGGCTGCCACCGTAGATGCCGCGTCGGCTGCCTTCCACGTCACCGTTCTCGCCGATCACGCGCACCCAGGCGCCGTTGAAATACGCATCCCCGCGCAGGTCGGCGCGTTGACGCAGCTGTTCCTGCTCCCCTACCCGCTCGTGCAGGTTGCCGAGCGTGGCCCAGCCGTAGCGCAGGCCCATCGCCGGCAACGCGGTGTAGAGCGACACTTCGCTGCGGTACTCCGGTATGGGTGCCGGCTGCGGCACATACGGGTCCGGCTCTGGCGGCGCCGGTGACGGCGGCGGCAGCGGAGGTGGCTCGGGCGGTGTCGGATCAGGATCCGGCGGGG